TTACGCATTCTTTAAACCTATATCCTTTTAAAAATGGATGTTCATCTACAAACTTGTTCATCCAATCATCATGATTGCCTTCTATCATGTGTTTCGTTTTACAATTTACTTTGTCTAACGATTCATCTATCCAGTCCATACCTGCATTTACCTCTGCTATATCTTGGTCAATAAAAGGTAACTGATACTCTAACGGCGGACGTTTCTTTCTTTTCCATTGCCAATGAGATGCTCCGTGCCATTCCCCAACATCTCCTAAATCTATATATATATCTGGTTTGACTATTTCAATTGTCTGTTTTAAGCAGCTAATTGCTGACATATCAGCCAAAGGAAAATGTTTGTCAGGGGTGACGATTGCACGTTTCACCACCCCTTTAGACTTTCTAGCCATCTATTTCATTTCTTTGCGTAACTTCATTACCATGTAGGCAAGTGTAACCGCAGCGATTAGTACTCTAAGCACATCTGGAATTGCTTCCATAAATGTTAAAGCTAGGCCGCCTAAGCCACAACATGAAGTCTTTAGTGTATCTAGCACTATTTCTCCTCCTTTGTTTCTGATTCTTCTTGCATCCCTTGCAATACTTCAATTGCGCCTTGAAGTTTAAGAGCAATTGTTGTCAATCTATTTACTTCAACTGACAACTCTTCTCTTTTATTTATTACTTCTGTTAATTGCTCCTGAAGAGATTCTAATTTTTCTTCGTTAGCTGGATTTTCCCCATTTTTCCCTGCCATTTTTTACTTCTCCTTGTTTATAATGCTTTTATATCAGTTATAATTTTATCTAACTCTGCAATATCAGCTTCAATAGCTACTTTTTCTGCCTCTAAAGATGATTTTTCATTTTCATAGCTAGACAACTCTACTTCTCTTACTACATCAGAAATAGCTTCGCCAGTGCTTCCATTAAATCTTTTTTCAGTTAATTTAATAACATCAGCTCCATCAACTGTTTCTTTAGAAAAAGCAACTTTAGATGCTGATTTTAAAGTGCTATAATCTTTTACTCTCATTATTATTATACTCCTATTTTATTTTTTAATTCTTCTATTTCTTTTGATAATTCTTGAACAGCTTTAATAAGTGGAGTTATTAATTTAGTTTCTGCTAATCTTTGCATTCCATCTGCATCTTCAGACCATACATCCATTTCATCTGCTACTCCATATTCATCTAATACTTCTTTTACTTCCTGTGCAATAAAACCATGATGAACTTTATCTAAATTCATTGTATTTTCTTCATTATAATCATTCCATTCTTTTGGAAATTCATTTGATGGTTTCCAATTAAAAGTGCGATATTGAAGTTTATTAATAAATTCTAATCCTAATTCACCATCTTTAATATTTTGTTTTTTTCTTCTATCTGAAGAAAATGCAAAAGTGCAAGAACCTGAGTTTGTAAATGCGCTAGAAGTTGCAATATTACTTGCTTTCCCAAATGCAAATGTATCAGTAGTGCTATTAGTAATTCCATCTCCAATAACAATTGTATTATCTTCAGCACCTGTAGCATTGTGTCCAATTGCAATTTGATTATCTTTATCTAAAGCTCCATCTGAGCCGTATCCAATTATAACATTATCTCTTCCGCTAGTAACTGCATTACCTGCTAAAGCACCTACAAATACATTTTGTGTAGAAGTACATAACTTGCCTGCTTCTTTTCCTATTGCAACATTGTTATCAGAAGTTTCATTTGCTGATAATGCCGAAGCTCCTAATGTTGTATTGCTCTCACCTGTAGTTATTGCATCACCTGAAAGAGCACCTATTAATGTATTATTTGACGTTGCTCCTCGCACTAAAACTCCAGCTTGATAACCAACAGCTGTATTATTATCTCCAGTTATTTCTGTGCCTGACACCCCTTCTAATGTATTAGCTCCAAGAGCTGTATTTCCTGTGCCTGTAGAAATATACTTACCAGAAGCTGTGCCTAAACCTGTGTTTCTTCCGTGACCATCAGTATCTGCTTCAAATGTTTGAAGTGATTGATATCCAACAGCTGTATTTCCATCTCCATCTACATTAGTATATAAAGCATCCATACCTATGGCAACATTATATCTACCTACAGTATTAAATTTTAATGCTCTATATCCAATAGCTATAGAACCGTCAACATGTGCATCATCTGATGTAAACATTGCCTCTACGCCTATTGCAATCACCTTGTCTATATTATTAGTAGTCCCTGCTGTTTGAAAAGCTGATTGACCTATTGCTATGTTACTATGACCTTCTGCGGTGTAATATCCACAATTTTTACCTATAAACGTATTGCCATATCCATTACCTTCTAATTTATACCCTGCGGCATAACCTATTGCAGTATTACCACTTCCTGTTAAAGCAGTGCTACCAGCAGCACCCACAGCTCCATAACCAACTCCTGTATTATATGCGCCTGTAGTAATTTCTTCACCAGAAATATACCCAACCATGGTATTGCCGCCATTGCCACCAGTCATATCTTGAAGTGCTTTATATCCTATTGCAAGATTTCCATCTCCATCTACATTATCTTTTAATGCATGATATCCTAATGCTGTATTATATTGACCGCTAGTATTTTCACTTAATGCATAGTATCCAACAGCAACAGTTCCATCTGCATCACTACTATTACATGCATCTAATGCTGAATGACCTATAGCAACACAATTGTCAACATCTTGAGCTACGCCAAATGCATCATATCCTATTGCTACATTTTTCTTTCCAGTTGTCACAGAGTCTGCTGATTGAGCTCCTAAAAAAGTATTTTCACAAGCTGTAGTTATTAAATCATTTCCTGAATTATATCCAATACATGTATTTTTATCACCATCAAGATAGTTGCTACTAGATGAAGTTGATGTTCCCGCATTAGTTCCTATAAATACAGAATAGCTTGATTTTTGAACAAATTGACCTGCAGTATGACCTATAAAAACATTACTTACTCCACGAGTAGCGTCACTACCATCTGCAATTAATTGTTGTCCTGCAGCAGAACCAATACCTACATTACTTTGATTAGTAGTAACATTTTTTAAACATTGACTTCCAATCGCAACTCCATCAGATGCAGTAGTTAAAGATTGAAATGTGTAATAACCTAATGCAGTATTTGAACTTGCTCCATCTTCAGCTTTTGATAAAGAATAAAATCCAACAGCAGTCATCGCTGCTTGGTTTGCAGTACCTGAAGATGGATTGTAATCATTTAATGCATCTCTTCCTATTGCTACAGTACCAGCTGCATACACATGGTTAGCAGCATCTAATGCTCCTACTCCTATAACTACTGCAGCGTCAATTTCTGTAGCTGCACCAAAAGCATTATAACCGAGCACAACATTATTTTTTCCCTCTGTTATATTTTCTCCAGCTAATCCTCCAACTAAAGTGTTTTGTGTGCCTGTTGTTACATCGTATCCCGTATAATAGCCTACAGCAGTATTATACGTCGATGTTGCTGTGTTATCACTTCCACCTGCATTTTGAGTATATAACGATGCATATCCAATTGCAACATTTCTTGAATCTTCTACTGCGTTAAATAATGCAGACTGCCCAACAGCTACATTTCTAGCACCTTCTTCTAATGACCCTGAAGAATTTCCTCCAATAGATATGTTATAATTACCTGATAAATTTGTTGCATCTAAAGCATTAAACCCTATTCCTACGCAATTCTCCGCTGACAATGAACTACCACTTAAAGCTTGATAACCCACTCCAACATTGTAATCTCCAACTCCACTAGAGTTTCCAATAGCTCTATATCCTACAGCAGTATTACCTGTACTATCATCATCTGCTGATAAAGTTCCATATCCTAATAACGCATGTTTACCACCTGTAGTTAAACTATCTCCCGCTAAATAACCAACAATAGAATTATGTATTGCACTGCTTATTGATTTACCTGCATTACTACCAACTAAAGTATTCCCAGCAGCAGCACCATTAAAAAGATAACCTGCAACACAACCTATTGCGGTGTTATTATCTCCTGTTGCTCCACTTGCAGTCCCTTTACCTGCTTGAGCTCCTAAAAAAGTATTATTTGCACTTTCTGCTAGCTCTCCAGCCTCGTAACCAATATATGTGTTATTATTTTGAGTACTAGTTTTAAAACCGCTTTGATATCCAATACCAATATTTTTAGCACCACTTGTTAACTCTCGAAGCGCATCATTACCAATAGCAACAGTTCTCTTTGCATCATCGGTTACCGCACCTACTCCTAATGCTCCTGCGCCAATTGCTACTGAAAAAGTACATGCAACACCAGCAGCATCTAAAGCTTGATATCCAATTGCAATATTTTTATCACCTGGAGCAGTACAGTTTTCCATTGCTTTATGTCCAATTGCAATATTATAATTAGCATTATCATCATTTGATGACTTTAATGCTTGATGGCCTATAGCAATATTACCAACTGCTCCATCTTCAGCTGATAAAGCTTCATAACCTATTGCAGTAGACATTAAATCACTAGCAATTGCATCACCAGCATATGCTCCTAAACTTTGACTTTTATTTGCATTTGAAACTTTACCTAATAAAACAGTATCATCTTTAAGTACAATTGAACCATTATCTGCATTTAATTCAATTCCAGCAGAAGAATCAATTGTTGTCTGGCCTGTTACGTTTAAATCAAAATTTCCATCAACATCAATCTTGGGAGCATCATCTAAATGAAATTTAAATTCTGCAGTTCCAGAACCATCTGTTAAAGATATATCTTTCCCAGCAGCATCTAAAACAATATCACCTGCAACATCTAATGTTAAATCTCCATTTGATACATCAATTTCTTGTTCAGTAAGAGTCATATATGAGTTAGCACCAATGTTAACTGAAGCACCTGCTACATCAAGGGTTCCTAATGTTGTAAGATTACCACTAGTGTCAAGAGACATTGTAGTATTTGCGTAAGTATCTCCTTGAGGGTCACCTGTACCTGATGAACGTGCTTTCCATGACATTGTACCACCATCTGCTACTTGCCATAACCATGCATCTGCTTGGTCATCACCATTATCTGCAGCTAAATAAAACTTAGCTGGTTGACCTTCATGACCATATATTGCCATGCTATAATAATCACTAGAATCATTTAATACTTTAAATATAATTTCACTGCCACTAGAATCTGTTATATTAAAATTATTTCCATCAGCTAAATTTGCTGTTTTGGTTCCAGTCTCGCTAACTGCTGATGCTATTGTTTCTACTATCCAATTTGTTGCCATTTATTCTCCTTATAGCTTTGGCACAGCTAATTGTCTTACGCCTGTTTTTCGGTGTGGGTATTGCTTAATGTGTTTATCGTATTTTGCTTTAAAGTAAGATGCTCGTTGCAAATCACCTGCATCTTCTAACAATCTTGATTTTACATAGTCAATTAACGCAGGATGTAGTCCTGAATCAAGACCAGAGTTAGTTGTTAAATTATGTGTAAGAGACGATACTTGGGTATATTTAGCATGATAATGTATACGCAAACCATTAATTACTTCTGAATCTGTATATGTGTCGTAAATATCATCTACTGTTGTAGTTGAATCTGAAGATAGTGTTCTGCAAACAATCGCAAGTCTAGCATCATCGTTGTACCATGAAAAATAATCATTAGGATATGTTCTTTTATTTGTTGCCATCTATACTCCTATGTTTTAGAATCTGCTTCAATATCGCTATCTTCTTTTAATAATTTATGATAATCTGCTAATTTAGGAATCATTACATATCTATTATTTGTATCAAGTACTTCAACTCTAAATACATCTATTACTGAATCATCTGCTAAATCATACCATCGTTGATAAGATTTTAAATCTGTTTTAGCAATAGCACTATAATGTTGAACTGTAGATGCAATATCTAACAGCCCATCATTAATTAGTTGATACATATATTGTTCTGGCTGTCTTCCAAATAAATGTTCTATTTGCTGTATTACATCTTTAACTGTCATTTAATCTCCTATGCTGATGCTACTACTACTTCTAAATCGCAAACAGCTGTATTTGCAGTTCCTTTGATAGCAGATACATTTTCTAAAGTTGCGGCCCCTGTATCTATATGGTCTACAAAAGAACCTGCCATAATATAACTTGCTCCTGCATCTAGTCGAATTGAAAAATCTGTTGTGTTTTCTCCTTCGACATTAAGTGTTACAAAATTTGTATCATCTAAATTAGTTATTCGGACATAACGAACATCTGCATCAATAAATGTCCCTGGAGCCACTGCTGCTCCAAACGATATTAAAGTAACCTCTGAAGTTAAACAAGTCATTATTCTTTTTGAAACTTCTGCTACTGAAGGAATAGATAATGTATTTGTCCCACCTTGATTTTTTCCATTTAATGTAATAGACTCAGATATTGTAACTGTCATTGTTGAGGCTGTCACTGTACTTGCCATTTTTTACTCCTATTTTTGTCTTTCAAGCATTTGTCTAAATAAATCTTGCATTTGCTTTTGTTGTTTTTGTTGGCCAGGTTGCGCTTTTTGTTGTGGAACTTGACCTGCTAAAGTAGTTAAGCCACTGCTATAACTTGACTTTAAAGTATTAATAATTGGTATATATAAATCGTCATCTTCTTCTGATGCGAGTAACGATTCAGCTGATTTAATTGCTGCATATAATACTACTAAATATTCTGCTTCATCAGGAAAATTTGCAATTGTTGAATCTCCATGAGCTGGAGATGGAAATGCTACATGATGAACTTGTGCGGGCTGATTAGCTGTTGGGTCAGGCTTAATAAATAATTTTGGGTCTCCACTAGCGTCACTAGCAATCCAATATACAGGGTCACTAGCTGTAGGCTCATACATCATGTGGCCTGAACCTGAAGATGCCATGCCTCCATATGCAGAAGGAATTTGCCTGCAAGGAGTATGATATCCAGCATCAGAGTTTTCTCGAGTAACATGTAAAATTTTACCTGATGCATCTAAATCCATAGGAGCATC